GCTGCCCCTATTATCTTAGCTAAAAAACTTGGCTTAGGTTCGTGGCTCGACTTCATAGAAAAGTACGGCGTACCTCCTCTGTTTATCACTACAGAAAGAGAAGACGATACACGCCTTAATGAACTCTTTGAAATGGCTACCAACTTTAAACGCAATGCCTTTATGGTAGGGCGTGGCAATGAAAAGTTTGAGGTGCCTAACATCTCGCAAAACAACAATGCCGAAGTATTTGATACCCTCATCAAGCGTGCGGATAACGAAATATCTAAACGCTTTTTGGGAGGTACAGGACTCACTGATGAGAAAGGCTTTGTAGGCTCGGTAGAAGTGCAGTTTGAATTGGCTTCCTATCGTTTTCAAAGTGACAAACTGCTTGTAAAGCATATTATCAATAAGAAGCTCATACCACTGTTGGTGAAGCTCTCACCTGCCTATGCGCCTCTAAAAGACTTGCGTTTTGAGTGGGACGACGAAGAGCCCCTAACTGCTGAAAAACTTTGTAAAATGATGGAAACATTAGGTGTTTATTACGACTTTGACCCCGAACAAGTAGAAACCATTACAGGACTCAAGATAGTAGGCATAAAAAGCCAAACCCCTAACCTTCCACCAGTGGAAGGCTCAAAAAAAAAAGCCTATACGATAACGCCCTAAACGAGCGTTGGCAACTGCACCGAGCTCTTTTGCGCACAGAGGAACTCTACACTCATAACCATTGTGAGTGTGCGCACGATACCCATGCCTTGGACCTTACAGGTTGGCTAAAGGTAATGGAACAAATTGCCAAAGATAGGTATGAGGGGAATCTCAAAAAAGGAGAACTATCCGATGAGTACATTTTAGAAACCTACAAAGAACTCAATGGGGCTATGTGGGAAGGATTTGGCAAAGATAACTTTAGGGTAAATAAGCAAACGGGAGCTATCTCGCCCGAAGTACTGCAAATGCAGCGCAATCTATACAAGTTTAGCGGCGCAAAAAACTATGTACTCCTACAGCAGATAAATGAAATATTACGCTCGGACAAAGGAAAGAATTGGCAAACATTCCTACAAGAGGTACAGAAGCTAAACCCTAAGTACAACAAGAACTACCTTCAAGCCGAGTGGCAAACAGCCAAACAAGCGGGCTACCACGCTGCTAATTGGCAGGAGTATGTAAAGCGTAAAGACTTATACCCTAACCTAAAATATTGTACCCAAAAAGACGAAAGAGTGCGAGAAGAGCATCGCCCTTTAGAGGGCTTTATTGCTCCTATTGAAAGCGACTTTTGGAGGGACTTCTACCCACCTAATGGCTGGCGTTGCCGTTGCTATGTAGTACAAACAGCAGAACCCGCAAGTACAGGTGATATGCCTCAGCTCAGCGATAAGGACTTTCCTAAAGAGTTTCGTGGTAATGTAGGTATTAGTGGGCAAGTGTTCAAAGAGGATAGTACAAACCAGGGCAAACCTCACCCTTACTTTGCCCTCGCCTTAGATGCCGACAGCGACACCAAAAAAGCCTTTGAACTAAGCAAACTAAGCGCACCCTATACAGAAGTCTATGAGGCTAAAAACGGGGCAGTGGTAAAGGTAAGCCCCTTTGCCGACGAAAGCGACCTTGCTAAAAACCTTAAAAGTGCTATTGTCATTGCCGATAATTTGGGGGTGAGTATGAATATACGCCCGCATTTGGAAATACAAAATCATAAGAACCCCGAATATGAAATAAATAATAAAATTGCTGATAGAAAAGAAACAGGCTCTTATACAAGTGTAAAAAGCAACTTAGGAAAAGCAAAAGAGCAAGGAGCAGAAATTGTTGTTTTTGACCTTTCTGACTTCAAAAATTGGGAAGCTATTGGAGTTGTAAGAAACTTAAAAGGAAAAATTTTAAGCTATAACAATAGAGAATGGTTAAAAGAAGTGTTTTTTATCTATGGAAATAAGGCTATCTCTTTTACAATAAAAGAGCTAATGACTGATTTTGACAAAGTAACTACCCGCCTAAAAGCAATAGAGCCTTAGCTTCACTGCTAAGGCTCTAATGGGAGCGACTTGGATTTCTCCGCGTCGCAGTCTAACAATCACTTATTAGACACGGCAAAAGTACAAAAACATTTTTTAAATAGCAAATAAAAATGATTTAAATTCTATTTATGGCAAATTTTGAGACTCCTAACTTTGAGACTATGGCAAGGGAGATATTTAAAAATATATCCCCAAAGGTAGCCCAAAAAGCGCGTGCATTCTTTCTACAATCTTTCATAAAACAGGGATTTACAGATACTTCGTTTATCCCTTGGGTGAAGCGTGTAGACGCGTTGCCTCATAAAACACTACAACAATCGCTTACGCTCAAGAATAGCCTGCGTATAGCCGAACAATCCCCTGAAAGGGTAGTGATTTCCGCAGGGGAAAAATTGAGCTATGCAGCTATACACAACGAGGGAGGAACTATAACTGTGAAAGTAACCGAGAAAATGCGAAAATACTTTTGGGCAATGTATTATAAGACTCAGGATAGCCGCTACAAGTGGATGGCACTGACCGAAAAGGAAACCCTTACCATTCATATCCCTAAAAGGCAATTTATAGGAGAAAGCTATACCTTGGACAAACAATTGGAAAAACTCATCATAGAGAAAATGCTACAAGCAGAAAAACACTTAACTTTTGAATAATGGAACATTGGCAAGACTTATACATAGAACTCGCTGAGCGTATCAGTGAGAAAATGCCCGAAATTCACTGGATAGACCTTTGGCATAACCAAGTAGGCTTCTTAGCCGAGGAACATCCCTTTGGTACTCCCGCTGTATTTATTGGCTTTCGCTCCGCTCAAATCAATGATATAGGGGAGCTCGTACAGATAGTAGACCTGCAAGTTGATTTTTATTTGTATTACGAGACTTTTTTAGATACCTTCAAGGGGGCTTATAATCAAGAAGGTGCATTGGAATTTACCAAGAGCTTAGACTCCCTTTTTGGTAACTTTCACGGCACATCGGGCAGAAACTATAGCTCTATGCGTCGTATAGCTTTCGCCCCTGTGGATACGGGTACTGCGGGCAACCTATACCAGGTTACTTTTGAATGCAAGTTGCATGATCGTAGTGCTATGAAGTACTACGAACCTACTCAGGTGCGTTTAATGGTGGAAGATGAAGATAATAGGTTTTTTGTAGGAGTAGATTAGACCCTATTGAAGATAATGTTTTCAATAGTTCTCTCTGAGCGAAAGAACTTCTCTGAAAGTGTAGCCACTATATAGCTATGAGTATATTTTTTTTGCTCCGAGAGCTTGTAGTACTCCTCTCGGATAAGATTGTAGAATAGCAATGTAAATCGTCGTTGTTGTTTTGTTGTAGCTCCCATTTTATTCCCTTTTAAGTTGCAAAATTAAAAAAACACCCGCTTATTTCCAAATTGGATTTTAGCGGGTGTTCAAATAAAAACAAAAATGACACATCAAAACTTCCTCATCTTTTTACAAAGCCTCTCCAGATCATCGTCATAACTCTCCGTGCGATTCTCCCTATAGCGGAATTGTTCGTGGGCTTGTTGGTTTTGAGTAACCACTACCTCGGTGCGCTCTTGGTCATACTGTCGGAATATATTCATTATCTTAGGCATACTGATACGCTCGTATAGCTCGCCAAACTCACCCGAAACAATCCTCTTGAAGATAAGTGAGAGTTCTGAGAGCTTCAAAAAAGAATAATCTGTGATGATTTGCTCTGTACATAGGGTTATTTGTGCTTCGGAAAGGGGATTTTTTAAGTTTAGCAGCTCGTTAAGCTCAATGAGCCATAGGGCAATGTAACTTCTTAAAAACGCTTGTCCCTTACCTTTCTTAATATCTACCAAACTTACAGTATTACGACTCAGTGCGTCACTCACTCCCTTGATCGTTACACTGCGCATAAGACAGTTATTCAGCGAATAGGCCTCTAAGAACTTCTCGTTTGAAATTGTCGCTAATTCGTTGGGTCTTACTACTATTACCTCGTTTTGCATTTTGTAATATCTTGTTTAATTGTGAATTGATATATTTCAAATCGGTGTTTCGTTGATGGAACTCGTCCAACTTCCCCCAGTGTTGCAATAAATACAGCCAAGTGGCGAGGGCTTCCTCCTCGTCGGCAGAGTTACTTGTTAGGTAGGTGATGATTTGCTTGAGCGCCTTGCCGTCCGCACCCGTGAATTTTGGGGACAAACCAAATTGTCTATGATAGAAGGCAAACCACTCGTCCAAAAACAAGGCGTATAAGCTCGGTGGGTTCGCCTCTTCCTCTCGGTAGGTAACTCTATCGCCCCAACTGCCCTGCCACTCTTCTATAAGACCCTCTAAGGGAGGAATAAGCAGGCCTATTTGTTTGAGATATTCTCCATCTAATGTGCCCTTCTTTATCTCTAACTTAGAGAACTTGCCACCCTTATAGGTCAGTTTCACAACTACCGCACAACTGCGTATGGTTACTATATAGGTCATTTTCTGAAATTTAATTATCTGTCCATAAGGTAGTTATTCCTTCTATTAACTCTGTTATTTCTTTAACAAAAGGTTCTATATCTGTATCCTCTACCTCTCCCGAGGAGAGGTCTAAAGAGACATTTAGTATTAACACCTTGGCTAAAATAGTATTCTTTTTAACTTCTTTAAGTGCTTTGATAACTTTTTTAAACTCTTCTATTACTTCTTGTTTATCCATTTTTATATTGTTATATGTTATACTTCTACTTTTGTTTTAGTGAGCTGTTTGCCACAATCGGAACAAAATACAGCAGTTATCGCTACGGTACAATACCCTCCTATGGTGCGTAATACTTGGCGCTTGTGAGGGCATTTGTCACTTGTCGTTTGTCGTTTGTCACTTCTTTTCATATCGTTTCTCAATTATCTTTTCTAATGCTCCTATTACCTTACTGACTTCCTTAGTAGTCATTTCCATTAATGGCTTTTGTACAGGGCACCTCTTACTTAGCATAAACTTACCCAATCGTTGAAGGTCGGGGATCATTGGATTATCCACCTGCACCCAACCCAATTCGTGGCACTTAGCCAACAAGCTAAGGTGTTGCATATTATGGCTGTCGAAATGTGCTGCAAAGCTATAGTTATAGCCTAAGTAGTCTAATATTTCAAAGGCTTCTATCTCTTTCAGCTCCTTGCTTGAACCCAGCTCCCTTCCTACAAACCCCGATAAGAATGCCATTCGTTCCTCTCTATCCCCAAACCTCTTACTTAAGAGGCTTTGCAGGATCTTGATTTGTCGTATGCTTATCATATTTTTGTTGTTTAAAATAATTGCCAGCGGTGGCTCACCGCTTTAAATCGTTTTTAAAGGTTGATTAAAACCCTGCCTTAGGGGGTCTCTTATGGGCGTCCCCTTAATACAAACGACGCACTAAGGTCAGGGTATATTTGTTCCCCCTTCGGGGGTTAGGGGGACTATATAGCCGAAAACTGCAATAGTATATTCTGCCACTTGCCGTGCTTGTCCTTTTCGTAAAAGCGGATATAATCCTTGGAGTGGTTGTATTGGTAGCTTTCTCGGAATAGCTCGCATGCCTTGGAGAAATTCGGGTCGGCAAACTTGCTCTCATACTTGTAGAGCTTCTGTATGTTATCAGGGTCAAGTTCGCCCTTCTTACGCTCTAATAGCGAGAGGATAAACTCCTTAGTACCTGAATCTCCAGAGTATCGACTCTCTATAAAGTCAAAGATATACTTCTCCGCCTCAGTGGCTCGCTCATCATAGGAACCTTTACCCTGCTTGTTGTACTCCACCTTGAAGTTTTCAAACTCCACCTTAAAGTTACCCTTACCATCAGCGTGTCGCCCGCTGTACTCCTTTAGCAGGTCATGCAGCGTGTCCAAGGTCTCAAACGAATGTTGTTTGAACTCTGTTAGCCGCTCATTGATGTCCTTAGCTACGGTGATAAGGCTGATGATCGCATCGGCTTTCATTGCCTCGTAGGATTTTTGTTTTTCTTGGCGTTCTTTAGCGTTTAACTCTTTCGCCTGTTCTATAAGTGCGGCACGCTCCTCGGCACTTAGTTGTGATAAATCTACACTCATGGTAATATCTATTTTTAAATTATCGTTCTACTTTTGCCTTATATAATTTGTTTGTCTCTATCGGTTCCCATCCCTTTTTGTATTCGTTGTACCACATCAGCACCCTGTCCTGATCGTATCTGATGTAAGGAGACTCCCAGTTATTTTCTCGTATCCATTCGTAAATGGTCAGTACCACTATTGGTACACTTGTTCTGTAACCCGCATGATACTGGTGTATCATGGTACGCTCTTCTGCTGTCAAGGCTTGTAAGAAATTGTCAAGCCTTAGCACTTCCGTATATAACTGTTTCATTGTGCTATTATTTTTCGTTTTTCACTCTTGATTATCTGTGGAGGCTCTCCACTTTTATCTATCATTTTCAGTAATGTCTTGGGGTAAATATGGTAAATATTCTCCATTTGTAAGTGTATCATTAGCTCTACATCCTCTCGGTCAAATACCCCCTCTCTGAGAGCCTTCCCGTAGTACTTGGCTATCTCACCCTCTACATAGACCTCCCACTGCTGGGCAAACCAATTCAGTAGATGGTCATTCTTTGCCAATATCCTTGGATCCACTGAAGTTTTCCTTTGTTTACACACCTGTTCACACCATTTTTCAAAGTACATCCCTTGTAGTTGTTCGTATGCCCAGTACTTGCAGTCCAAGTAATAAAGTAGGCACTCTCTAAATGTCTTTTGCTTTTCTATGGTTTCCATTTGTTTATTTTTCCTACATTAATTCGTTCGGCTCACAGCCGTGGTATAGCTCTGCTTTCTCTTTGTCTATGGTAAGCACTCCACCAGGACAACGCCCCGATACATTACATGCCAAGCCTTCCACTTGTATAATCACCTCTGCGAGCTTCTTACAAAGCCTTGCCACGGCTATATCGGGCTCTCCCTTTTCCTCGTGGGCGAGGAAGATAAAGAGTACATTGCGATAATTCTTTCCCCATTCCCTAAGTTTAGGGGCTGTTAGCTCGTCTTTATAAACTGTGGTATTGTCTATAATCACCACTTTAGGGGCACGTTGCTTAGCTAACGCTTTCTCTATCTCGGTAAGTTCTGTATAGGGTACTATCTTTAACTTGCGGTTACTTGGATCAAGGCCACTGCGGATATATGCCTCTTGAAAGGACTTACTAATGCCCTGCTCGGCACTTACATACATTACCTGTTCAAACTTGCTCAAGTATTCCGCTAACATTAATGAAAACCACGTTTTCCCTTGCTTCTCTCGCCCATAGATAATCCAAAACCCTCCTACTTCGGGATTGCCAAGGGCTTTCTCCCATACCCCCTCAAATGGAAAGGTTTTATAGGTTTTTTCAAGTAGTTGCTTTCCGTATATACCTTTTATTCTTGCCATTAGCTTAACTTAATTAAATTCTCCAAATATCTAAGTCTTTTCCAATCGGAAGGAGTTACATCCTTTGTATTAAGGTCATTCGGATTCATACACTTACGCACCAGTTTATCCACATCCTCCTTTTGCTTGGCATTTACCGATGCCACATCGCCCAATAATTGTATATAAAACTCCCTACGATCATCAGTACCTTGGGGGACAATTGAGGTTATATCAAAGAATCGGTCGAATATCTCAGCATAACCTACTTTTTTATGAGCAATACCGCTCTCTATCTTAGCCCTTAGCCCATCGGCTCCCATCATATACCAAGCGCATTCCCCTTGGGTGGCATTCCATAGCTCTTTGAGTTCGAGGAAAGCGTTGTAGTCCAAGTCTCCTGCTTCGTCAAGTACAATAAGAGGCTGTTCTAAGTAGATAAGGCACATCTTGATACTTGCCTTTACATCTACATACTTTCCTGTATTATCCACCCCTATAGTCTTAGCAAGCAATCGGATAAACTGCTGTTTGGTCTTCGCTTGGGAGCAATCCACATAGAAAGCATTTTTGAGCTTACGAACAATGTGTCGGGAGCAAAAAGTCTTACCAATACCACAATCATCTACCAAGATCATTGATTTGCTGTACTCCTTGCAGTAGAGTAGGTTATCTTCTATTTCAGTATATACCGCTGTACGAGCTACTTTCCAAGCGTTATCCCTTACCTGTACACCCAGCTGATGAGCAATTACCAACCATTGGGTGTCGCTAATGAGTTTCTCCACTTCTCCTTTTTTAAGTCGTGAAAGGATAGCCCCTTTGAGGTTTAGCCGTTTAGCATAGTCGGCATCAGATCCTCCATAGTTCTCACGGTCGGAAAGAATTGCTTCCCTTACCTTGTTTTTAAAGTCTATTGATAATTTCATATAGCATATTTTTTTCTCCAATTTTTAGTATATTCTGTCCCTGTGCTTGGATTGTAGAGGATTTGTTTGTCGTCTTCCTCCATAGTATCGTAGTCGTCCAATATTTCTACCTCCTCTGCTTCGCATGCTTCAAATCGCTTGAGGTTGTTAATTACAAAAGAGCGTTTTGGCTTCGGTGTCTTGTCTATCACCCCTATAGGAGTAATCTCTTTGCTTTGGTGCTGTACATAGCGTACAATAGTCATTGTATAAGCATTTTGCAGCGCCTTGATAAGGGTGTCTTCTTCAGTTTGCTCGGCTTGTGCTCTTTGGAAACGTGGCATCGGTTGCACCTCACATACATAGCGGTTACCACAGTAAGCAATTGCCTTTATAAGTTCCCCATCATTGCCGTCCAACCAATACACCTCTATATCCTTACCTTCTATCTGTTTCATTTTCTCAATGAGAGGGTCGCCTGTAAGTATCTTTCCCGCTTCGGCTATTGCCATCTTCTGTCTGTTTAAGCTGATATAGCCTTGTTTGCAACTGGTCTTAACAGAGTAACCAATATAAGGCAATATAGCTCGGTAGTTCGTCTCTGGTAGGCTTTCCAATTGGTTGTTGAGAAAATATTCCCAACGGCTTACACTCGGATCCTCATCGTGGGGTTCGTTGTTCCAATCCTCTATATCGGCAAGGCGTGCCTGCACGAGTTCATTATAAGGGATAATCTTGGTAGCACCTTTGCCCGCTTGGTTGGCTTCGTTCTTAGCAAAGGGGCGAGGGATCCATCCGTCGGCATACTTTTCTTTATTATTACGCATCTTGCCAAACATACGTTCTATATACTTTCCTTTAGCGTTGTTGGCTTCCACTCTTACCTTTTGGAACATATACCCCTCTCTAAGGAAAGTTTCGCTAAAGCTACTATTGAGGGAGCTTTCGCACTCCAGCTCATATGGGAGTTTTAATCCCCATTGGTGATAGTTCCTCACTAATTGTCTGTAGAACTCAAGGATAATCCCTTCTTTGCTCTTTCCATAGACAAAGGCTGTCATACAGCGGCTGGCAATATCCACCCCAATATAGAACCATACCCTTTTCCCTTTTTCATACCAAAATGGAGGTTGTCTGTCGTCAATGGAAAGGATAGACCCTGCTTTGGTAGGTAGCTCCGTTTGTGCATAGGGGATAAATTGCCCCATAAAAGCCTGTCGGTTTCCACTTCTGAGATTGTAGGAGATGATTTTCTGCTCCCAACTCATCAGATAGGCTTTGATAGTACTTTCGCTCAAGGCGGGGAAGCCAGTAGGTTCGTATAGTTCACCTGTTTCCTTGTTGAATACTTCTATATAGCCAGCCAAAAAGGCATCATATTGCCGAGATATATCAGTAGGAGTAGGCTTGTGGGTTTGTCCTACGAATAAGCCTTGTAGCACCTCTATAACACGCTCATCTACCTTTCGGGCGTTCTGTTTGCCCTTTCCGTAAGGGTCCTTGATAACGGAGAGAAGTCCATCGGTTTTAAAGGCGTTTAAAGTGTTTTTAAAATGCCTTAAACTCTCAGGAAGGGTATGCCTACGACTTGGGGGCAAGGTCTCGTTAAAGCTCACTGCATCGGTGAGTAGGCTTTGAGCAAGTCCCTTGGTAGCACTCTTTTTATGCAATGCCTTGCGAATATTGAGTCGTTCCTGCTCAATGGTAACTAAGGCTTGCAAGGTAGTCGCATTGATGATGTAGCGGTCTATCTCTTCATCGGTAAGGTGCTTATCGCAACGTTTCCATTCACTATAGAAGCGTATTGTTTCGTCTTTTACTTGGTAATATCGCTCTAACAAATGACCTGCTTTTCGAGGATCACCCAGTGCCTCTTGTATCTCCTTGGGGAGGGTGTCATAGTCTATCAGTAGCCTACGCCCGTTCCCACCCGATTGGAGTTTCTTAACACCATAAGGCTTACCTTCACTGCGAGAGATAGCACTCTGTAAGGACTTGAGCACATTCCAATACTTAGGAACCAACTCTTCCACCTCCACCGCAACTTTATTATGTAACCATAAATAGGGCATAATCTTTTCTTTTTTGCTCCCTAATGTGATTTCGCTTCGCCAACCTTTCGGCCGTCAGTCCTACTGAATTAGGGAAAAATTCGCTACCTTTGTAGCCTCAAACTAATTAAATATATCCATGAAAATTGATATTCAAGATGCTATTGAACAACTTAAAGAACTCAAAAAGGAAATAACCAACCTAAGATTAGAAATAGCCAAAAATCTCGTTTCCGTCTCTTCCGCAATTCTTGCCATATTGATTGCCTTAAAGAACGGAGCATCTGGCAACACTCCCCTTTTGCATTATGCATACGTACTTTTTCTATTATGTATCCTCTCTGGTTTAATGTTACTATATGGCGTACTAAAGCAATTTCGCAAGATGGACAAAGATTGGTTGGGACTAATAATATCATCCTCCCTTGAGGACTTTTCCTATCCTGATACCAAACCAATAGTTTCCTCAAAATACGATGGCTTCTTAAAGGTTTTGGAAATAGTTTGTATTTTTTCATTTCTAATGGCTTTAGTATTGCTTATTTGGCATTCATTTTTGTAGCTTGTACTCCATACTACATTAACTCTGTTCTCAATTCTCTTTTGACTACTATTCCGAATAGGGTTTCTTTCGTCTCTATCACTTGGTGGCTCCAATCTCTATTGATATGGTGTATCACCTGCTTTTTAATCCATTTTTGTATTAACTTTCTCATAAAAATTATTTTTGAAGTTTGCTTTCCAAGGTAGGTGCGACCTACTACGTGTTAAATTTGTAGCGGTTCCCAACCGCCTTGGAAAAATTCCATATATTTGTGTGTTAATTCAAATTTTTCATATATGGATTTGTATAATTCTTTTGTAGAAAAATGGCCTGAAAACACATCACCTATAGTAAAGGCCATTCTTAAGGAGTGTTGTGAAAGTGTAGAGAACTCCCCCACAAAAGTAGACCAGCCAGAATTGTCTGCCTACATTGCCTTCAAGACGTGTTTGTCCCTAATCATTTCCTCCGTAGAGGCTTTCTCCTCTGAAGAAGAAACAATCAATCTAAATTATCAGGGGCACTCTTTTCAAGTTTCACGTTCCTCTCAGCATTGGAAACAGCTGAAAGCAATACAGTCTGCACTTGCTGATTTAACTTTTTAATCTCCTCTTGAACTACTTCTCGTACCAATGGTGCGAGAAGTTTTTTTAGTAGTTTTTTCATATTCTATCTTTTTTGATTAATTATTTGCCTGAAGGTGCTACCTGCCCTTCTACTTCTGCAATCACTTCAAAGAGTGTTACCTGATGTACTTGTGGCAGGCCCTTTACTTCTTTGAGCTTCTCGCAACTACTGCGAATCTCTAAGAGTTGCTCGGCAAACGCCTTATTGATATACCACTTACCTGTACTCGCCTTGTAGAAGTGCTGAGGGTGCTTGCGAATGCGAGCGTGATACTGCCCACTGGTTACCGAGTAGTTATGTAGTAGCAACCACTCCACGTATGGCAAGGCTTCCATTCCATACACATTGAGAGACTTAGGCATTTTGATGATCGTTTGCAGGGCGATTTTCTCCATTTCAATAAAGTAACGGCGTATTTTCCTACCCTGCTCATTCCTTTCTACCATTGCTAACTCTTTAGCCATATTAGTAGTAATAAAATAGTCCTTTCTGTGTCTAAAACCTCCATGTGTTGTCGTCTTGACTTCCCCATCTTGGGAAAAAGTTTGATTTTCAATAAAATAATCTTCATTTAGAGTAAAACCATACTCCATAATTCTACCCTGTATCCAAGTAGTAAATTTTCTACCTGTTTGAAGCTTTCCGTGAAGCTCGCGGGCATCTACTAACTGTATACCCTTTTGCTCTGTGATGTTAATTAATTCGTTCATAATGAATCATTTAAAACGTTGTTGATTTCTTTTTCATACTTTTTGTACTCTTTACAAATAGTATCAGCCGTTTCGCTGTTTCGTGTTTTGTTTAGGCACTGGCGTATATAAGTTTTTGATAGCCCAAACTTTACTGATAATTTTTCTACCACTAAAGGGTTGAATTTTCGAGGAATTTTTATACCTTTGTCCATTCGCAAATTTGTTTTGTTTAACGGTGCAAAGTTCGAAATAAATTTCGAAACAAACAAATAATTTTCGAATTATTTTTCGATTAAATGTTTAATTTATTGGTTATGAGTACAATTAATGAAAGAATAAAATCCCTTGTTGATCATTTTTCTCAAGGAAATAACAGTGATTTTGCTAATAAAATTGGTATAAATGAGGCTAATGTTCGAAATTATATAGCTAACACAGAACCCAAATTTAATGTATTAGAGAAAATTGTAAACAATTTCGAAATAAATTTCGAATGGTTGCTTACAGGCAAAGGAGAGATGCTTAAAACAGAAAAACCTATAGTAAAGATAGTAGAGGGAAGAGACCTTGTGCCTAAAGTAGTAGTTGTGAATGAAGAAAATGATGAGGCTTTTATTCCTTTGGTGGAGTACAAGGCGCAAGCAGGCTATCTTACTGGTTATCTCGACGAAAACTATATAGAAAAGCTACCAATGTATAGTGTACCTGGACTCTATGGAGGTTCCTTCCGTATGTTTCAAGTAAAAGGGCTTTCTATGTACCCAACCCTGCAGGATGGAAGTTATGTAATAGGTGAATTTGTGGAAAGCTGGGAATATATGACGGATAATCGGGTATATATTATAGTTACAGTCAATGAGGGTATTATAGTCAAAAGGGTTAAAAACCGTATAAGAAAGTATAAATCATTATACTGCTCCTCCGATAACCGAGAGTATGGAAATATAAGGATTCCTATTGAAGATGTTAAGGAAGTATGGGAAGCCAAAATGCACCTATCTTTTGAGTTCCTCGACCCAGTAACCAACTACCAAAAAATTGCAGATCTTGAGGTGGATATACACAATCTTAAGGAACAAATTAAGCATTTAAAAGAGGAAAAAGATACAGATACACCTATAATGTTAGATAAATAACTAAAAATAAGCAGGTTATATATTTTATTCATTTGCAAAATACCCCCAACTCACGCCCTAACCTTATCATTTTAACTAAAAAGGGGCTTTTTACCCCCAAAACTCGTGCTTAAAAATATACGCATTTGCATACCCAACTGCATACCCAACTGCATACCCAACTTTTTTGGGAGGTTTTTTCGGGGGTACTTCTCACCCTCCTTTTCGGGGTGTTTTATAGGGCTTTTCAATGGGCTTTAAAGGCTATTTCAAGGCATAAAAAAAGCCCTCAAAGGGGCTATTTTAGTGGGTTTGGGAGGTTTTAGGGGCAATATATAGGAGGTTATCCATATAGTAGGTATATTCTGCCTATTCCTGTACAATTTGGGACATTATTTCGGGACATTTTTTGCATATAAATGTAGCCTTTTGTACATTTCGTTTTGTCCTTGTTTTGGGGATTTTTTGCTTCAATCCCTTTATTTATAGGGCTTTCGAGGCTTTTATATATTTTCCAATTTTAGTACCCCCTATTCTGTTGTTTATAGATATGATCTTAAGCGATATTTAGAAAAAGTAGCCAACTTATCTGATGATTTCCTTTCCTCAGAAGTAGAATACCTGCTATGGCATCTGATCTATTCGGTTACCGATAAGGTATCATATGAGAAAGGTCTAAAGAAATTTGCTCAAAAACATCACTTAGATGAAGACTCTTTTGTAGAGAGCTTC